ATACGGTCTTCATCATTACGGCCCCCTGTAACAAACAGACGCGCCAAGCCAAGTTTCTTCTCCTGAGAAGTTTGCGAATATGTGATGTTGGTGTCTGCATTCGCAATGGTGCCATAAGACTCACCCACGTTCTCACCGCCCACAAGTTTTGATTTTGCTGCTGCCCGATGAGATTGACTGACTACGGCAGCAGCCAAATTGCGTTTACCCGCAATGCCCCGTATGTCCATAAATACCGCGTCCAGCTCCAGGCGAATGTTAGCCGGGTCCAATTTCATCAATCTTGGGTAGTCAACAATCAATAGATCGGGCACGAAGTTTTCGGTTTGCTCAAGGTTGTCCAGGTAGGCTTCCATCTGCCTTACGGTTAGTGAGCCGGTGGGAAAGTCACGGATGATCACGTTCTCAAGCAGCCGGTCACCGTAGCGGTCAATCCGTCGCATCAGCTTCTTGCGGATGTTGGGATCATCAAACGACAAAGATGACTGCACCCTCACATCGTCGTAGCCGGTAATGCGGCCCAGCTTGTCCTTCTTGAATTTGGTGTTCCTGAATGTTTCCTTGCGCTTTGAAATGGCGAACAGGCTTTGGTAGTACCTCTGAGCACACCGCTCTTTGGACATCTCCAATGAAATATGACACACTTTTAGCCGATGGAGTGCTGCCATTTTGGCAAGCTGAATGAGCATCCATGACTTCCCGGACTTCGTATTCGCTATGAAATGCCACAGCTCTTTGCGGGTAGGGCCAAATGACCGTTTGTCCAATTCAGGTATGCCCATGGGAAAGGCTTGTTCCTGAATATCAAGGAAGTTGAGTGAGCGCTTATCACTGAGCCTGATGCCGGGATCAAACACTGACAGGGTAGCCGTATTGGCCTTGGCCATCAAAGCTGAGGCTTCGTCTAGTGACTCCTCGGTGTCTTTGAGCAAAGCGCGGTTGAACTCCACCGCAACAGATCGCAACGACTGCCGCTTGATGAAGGTTTCAAGCTGAGCCATTACGTACTTCCGATTTATACCCTCAGACCCATCCTTGATGCCGAAAATGGTATCTTCATAGAGCTGCGCTTCGCGGCCCGCTTTGCTGTCAAGCTTGTCGCTAAGCAAGTCAGGCAGATGATCACCGGGGGCCTTCTTATACCTGTCAATGTAATCGTAAATTCTCGCAACGAAAATTCGGTGATGACCACCGAACAGTTCGGGGCCAACAATATTGCGAATTATGAGTGCTTCCTCGGTGAAATAGGTAAGCAGGATAATCAGATTTTCCTGAAGCAATCCTAACATACATCACCGTGACGTCCCTTGCTTACCCTTTGCAGGATAATATGAGCGGCACCACCTTCAATGTAGCCGGGGAAGGCGGCCATCAGCACCTGCGGCGCTCTTTCCAAGTTGCCACACATGGTGCCAATGGAAACCGGCACCTGCCGTGCCTTCAGGTCATCCATGAGGCACTCCACGATCAAACTGAGCATGGCGTTATAGGTCACCTTGCTGTCGCACACGGTGGGAAACGCCTTGGCCACGAACTCAGTCACCGCCTCCTCCCCCCGCTTGTAGGTTTTATACGTCTGCGTGGTGGTGAAGCCATGACCCAGGCGCAGCCCCAGGGCGCGGCTCAGCGCGTCAAGTAGGGGTGTAGCGGCCTGCTCAATTGGCGCAGCCGTAGGCCCTAGCAGGGCGTCAGCGGCACCTCGTACCGTGGCAAGGTCAGCCTTGGTCAGGGTTGGCAGGGCTGCCAGTATTTTGCTGGTATTCATAGGGGCACCAATGAACGGTTGCGGGGCAGTGGTACGGCCGAACGGATGATGCAAGCCAATTCCAATTCAATATTTTGGCTTTGGATTCGTTCTTCTATCAAGAGCAGTGTTTCCACGGCAATCATGAAGGGGTGGTGATAGTTTCTTCTATCATGAATATGATCCCGGCTTTCCATAAACAATCTAAGCAGCACGCCGTTCTCAGACCTGCGGCTGGGGATTACAATTGGCCTGTCTATGACGAGAGGCATATCAATTCTTGATATGTTCGCCCGGCGTGCTTTCTTGTTGACGCTGTAAGACATTGGCCTTCCTTATTTCAGCTAGACGTTTACGGGTGGTTGCAAGCCTTGCGCGGTAGGCGCGTTGCGCCAATGCCGCAGGGGTAGGGTTGGGGCCGGGCGGCTTGCCGGTACGCGGCTCAACCGGGGTGCCGGTGATGCCGCTGCGTAACAGCCCCTCAATTTTCAGGTTGAGGGCGACAAACTTGGCACTATCGAATACAGGCGCGGTGAAGCATTCTGTTAGCTCCTGCCGCAACCTATCCATTTGTGCCCTGCCGTGAGTGATATCTAGCATTCGTCCCCCCGCACCCAGAACCAGATCGGTCAGTTTTATATCACCCAGCCGGCCATTCTGAAAGTCGCCCATCATGGCCACAAAGCCTGAATGGGATGATCCATCCAGCACGGCATCAAAGGTGTAATTGGGAAACATCTTGCCATCCTTCACGAAGCGCATGGCAATGATCTTATCAAGCGCACAAACCGCAACGGCGGGGCGGCACAGGAAGCAGCCAATGCGGGCTGTGAAATGAATGCCCGCAGTAAAAGCACCGCTGATGCTCATGTTGCAAAGGTCTTCCCACGTCTTGCCCTTGAGCATGGCCCTGAGATCATCCAGCGTATAATTGGTGAGGGGCGGTTCGTAGAACTTGTGCGGGTAGCGGTACAGGTCAGCTTGCATTGGTTTCCTCTATTGGGGCTAAAACCGATTTCCAGGCGAGTAGGGATGGCTTCCTGCTGCCTTCTTTGGCTCGGCGTATCATATAGTGCTGATATTGATGATGGCGCTTCTTGTATAGAATGTCTGCGGCCACCAAATGGAAGCCGCCACCATTCAGGATATTGCTTTTGAGATCAGGGCCATCAAGGTTACGCAAGGGGCAGAAGCATGGCACGAACCGAACCATTTTGTCATCGGCAAAAATGCCCACCCCTGTGATCTTCAAGAAGTACCCATAGCGGGCTGTGAATGCTATTCCGCCTCTTGAGACAATTCGGGGCTTGTCAATAACAGGTGAAACAAAATGGCTCCAATGAACGCCACGAAGCAATTGTCTCAATGCTTCTTGAGAACGGTTCTTGGCTCGTGAGACAGTTCTGCTCATAGAATACATTCCTTAGTTGGAAGTTCCATTGGAATTTCTAGTTCTACTTAGAGTTCTAATTCCAGTTCGAATACTAGACCCATGGTGTAGCTGAGCCGGTTCGAAGGACCTTGGCAGTAGCGACAGCTACGCCTACCCCCAGGGTATTCTATGAGAAGTATTCCCATAGACATTCCTAGAAGGTAGTCCCTAGAACCTGACTGCGAAGCTTAGACCCACGGAGCCTGCCTCGCCGGTTCACTTGGCACACCTATGCTGCCCAAGCCTGCCCTGCTTATTCCCAGCGCTGATAGGTGCGCTGTCACCACCCCCAAAGGGCAATTTAGTGGACCGGGGTTTGCGCTGGATGACCCGTGGTAGCGCCTCACTTCCAGCCAACGCCACAGTACGCAGACAACCACCGTCCGTGGGCCGGAGCGACGTGGGGTTTGGGAAGCTGGCCTTTGGGGCTGCGGGGCCGTTGACGTTGGGTTGGAAGCTTATTATATAAGCGCCTTACCAACGGTCCTGATTTCCCGCCGTCCAAAGCTTCATCAGGATCAGCCCCGGCTGGGTCGCACCAGACCGGGGCACCTTTTTATAGGCCCCGTTTCATCAGACTGTCAAATACCGTCATCGGGGATAATTAGTTCGTCCCACATTGGCGTGTGTTCGATAATATTGATGCCAATGGCTTTTGCCACGTTTGTAGGGCGCAGAATTATTGGTTGTGTATAGAATTCCCAAAATGTGCTCAAGCCGGTTGACGTATTTGTTTCGGTCCAGCCACGGCGATCTTGTATCAGGCCGTCAGGTATTACCTTGAGCGCTAGGAACCTAGCGTGGGAAGCAACGGCGGCGGTGTACCTGTTCATGTGGATACCGATGCCGCAGGCAAATCTTATATCACCAACCTTCCTCACATCGCAGTTGTTGAAATAGCACCATCTGATGCCTCGAAGCAGGTGCCTCAGCCCGTCAGCGGTGGGTGGGTTGTGCTTTGGATGGCGTCGGTCAAGCTGCCGCGCTTGGTATTCCTCAAGCGACGTCCTGTGCTGCTTCCACTGGCTCATAGTGGCTCACCTAATGCACCAGGGTTGAGCGCATGTCAGCCATCAGGTCAACAGTAGGGCGCAGCA